GTTTAGACATCAATACGATGAAAGAATTCCTTTATTCAATGAAAAAAAAGAAACAGCAGGAGATAGCCAACATTATTCAGATATTGCAACAGAGTCTTTATTATTAATGCTGCAACCTAAAATGGAGAATATAACAGGTAAAGAATTATTTCCTACGTATTCATTTTGGAGAATGTATACTTATGGAAGTTATTTAAAAAAACATGTAGATAGAGAAGCGTGTGAGATAAGTGTTACAATAAATATAATGGGAGATACTGAATGGCCTATTTATATCGATGGTAATTGTGTTAAATTAAATCCTGGCGATGGAGTTGTTTATCTTGGATGCGATTTAGAACATGAAAGAAAAAAACTTATAGGAGATTATCAAGCGCAAATCTTTTTGCACTATGTAGATAAAAATGGTAAGAATGCTAAATTTAAATATGATGAAAGACCTGCTTTAGGTTTTGAGGTTTATAGATGAAATTTTTATTTAAAAAAAATGGTGAGACTGAAATCTTATTTAGTGATCAAGAAGTAGAAACTTTTACAAAAACAAGAAAACTTATATTAACACCTGAAGCTTTAAGACATTTTGAAAATCACTTAATGAGAGCCATTGCTGAAATGCATGCAACTCTACCAAAACATTTAAAAGAAACTCGTTCAGAAGATTTTTCTGAAATTAAAACTAAATGATAAAGTGTCAAAATAATTTTTTAAAAAACGATATTTTTTGGCAAATGCATGCAGCTCTCTATGGTAGGGAATTTCCATGGTTTAAGGAAGACGGTATCTTTTCTCATTTATTAATTAAAGAAGGTAATATTAACAGCTCTCAAGTAGATATTTTAAAACCTATTACAGAAGAGTTTAAGGAACCTATTGAAAATGCATGTGCCTTTTTGATTCCTCAAAATGGAGATGAGAATGCTTTAGTTCACAATTTAAAAGGTAAAACATTAATATATAGTTTTGATAATTGTAATAGCCAAAACTTGATAAGTTCAATTCAAAAAATAGATGTTAAACAAAATAGAGCACTTATAATTGATTATCCCACTTCAGTGATTCAAAGTAGGCAGTCAGATAAAGACTATATTTGTATGCTTTACGTATTCTTTAAATGACAAAAGTATTATGGTATAATGCCATATGCCTCTAACAAAAGTACAAATAGCTCCTGGATTTAACAAACAAGTCACTCAAACTGGTGCCGAAGGTCAATGGACAGATGGGGATTTTGTAAGATTTAGATATGGATTACCTGAAAAGATTGGTGGTTGGGAGCAGATTCTTGAGAGTACAATAATAGGTGCTGCAAGAGAGCAATTTGTTTGGGCAGATTTAGATGGCAGAAGGTATGCTGCAATAGGTACTAATAAAGTTTTAATTGTATATTATGAAGGTGCATTTTTTGATATTACTCCATTAGGGACTGCATTAACTAGTTGCACATTTGATACTGTAAATACTTCAGCTACAGTGACCGTAAATAAAGCGGCTCACGCTTTAGAGCCAGGAGATATATTTTTATTTAGTTCTGTAACTCCACCAACGGGAGCTGGATATGTTGCTTCAGATTTTACTACTAAACCTTTTCAAGTTGTGACTGTTCCAGACAGTGATAGTTTTACAATAACCATGGCTAGCGCAGCAGGAACCACGGTCAACGGTTCAGGATCTGCAACAGTTACACCTTATATAAAACCTGGTGCTTTAGGTTTTACATATGGATTTGGATGGGGCACAGGATTATGGGGTGGTGGCCAACAAGTATTTAGTACATTGAATGGAGCATTGCTTGATGACTCTAACGGTACAGGAGGGTCTGGTACTTCAATTACACTTGCAGACACAACAGGATTTCCTGCTACAGGAACAATTAAAGTTGGAGCAGAATTTATTTCATACACAGGTATTTCATCAAATGATCTTACGGGAATTACTAGAGCTGCAGCGGGAACAAGATCTGCTCATTCGAGTGGAGCAGGTGTTGAGGTATTTACTGGATGGGGTGTTGCATCACTTTCACAAACTTTAACAACTGATCCAGCCTCTTGGTCCTTAGATAACTTTGGTGAAAAATTAATTGCAACTATTAAGAACGGACAATCTTTTGAATGGAACCCAATCAATAGTAATTCAAATGCTTTAAACACAAGAGCAACTGCTATATCCAACGCACCAACTGCATCAGTAATGTCTTTAGTTTCTGATAGAGATAGACACTTAATTATGTTAGGCACTGAAACGACTATAGGAGACACGGGTACACAAGATAAACTTTTTATAAGATTCTCAGATCAAGAAAATATTAGTGAGTATGCACCAACCTCAACAAACACTGCAGGAACATTTAGATTAGATTCAGGTACTAAAATTGTTGGAGCAGTTAAAGGTAAAGACTATACTTTAATTCTAACAGATAATGCTGCTTATGTAATGCAGTTTGTAGGACCACCATTTACTTTCTCTATTAGACAAGTTGGATCAAATTGTGGATGTATTGGACAACATGCCATGAAGTATGTAAACGGTGCAGTTTATTGGATGGGAGAATCTGGAGGTTTTTTTGTTTACGATGGTACAGTTAAATCATTACCATGCTCTGTAGAAGATTTTGTTTTTACAACAAAGAATGGTGATAACTTAGGTGTGAATTATCAAAATGGAGAATCAGTTTATGTAGGTCTAAACCATTTATACGAAGAAATATGTTGGTATTATCCAAAAGCTGGTTCAGATTTTAATGACAGATATGTTTGTTTTAATTATCAAGAAGGTACGTGGGTAACAGGTTCAATGTCACGAACAACTTGGGTTGATGCTAATTTATATTCAGTACCATACGCAACTGAATTTAATTCAACGGCTACACCTACTTTTCCTGACGTTCAAGGAGTTACAAATATAAATGGGTCAACAACTTACTATGCTCAAGAAACGGGTGTAGATCAAGTAGACACTGATGGTAATAAGACAGCTATTCCTGCTTTTATTGAATCTGGAGATTTTAGTTTAAACACAGAAGGTAACGCTCAAATATTTATGAGTATGAGAAGATTTGTTCCAGATTTTAAAACAATACAAGGCAATGCACAAATAAGTATATTACTTAGAGATTTCCCTGCCGATACAGAAGCATCTTCGCCTTTAGGTCCTTTTACAGTTAGTAGTACAACTAGAAAAGTTGATACTAGAGCAAGAGCTAGATTTGCTAGTTTAAAAATTGCTAATACAGGAACAGAACAGAATTGGCGTTTTGGAACCTTTAGAGCTGATGTTCAACCAGACGGAATGAGATAATGGCTAGAGTAGATATAGTAATTCCAGAACCAACACCAAAATATACTGAGGAAAACCAAAGGCAAGTGACACAGTCTTTACGAACGATGCAAGATAAGTTAAATACTTCTTATCAAAATGAATTAAAAAATGAACAAGATGCATTTAATTACTTTTTATCATGACAATAAGATATAAAAACCAAGGATATAAACAAGCAGATACAAATTTAAATACTGTATTAACTTGTCCATCAGACGCAACCTTAATTGTTAAAAGTATTTATTGCGCAAATAATGATGCCTCTTCATCTATATTAGTAAATATGAGTATGGTGGATTCATCAGACTCAAGTACAGAATATGAATTTTTTAGGGATGATCTAACAGCTAAGACTCAAGTAAATGCTTCTCCTCAAGGTATTAATTTAGAAGCAGGAGATTCGATAAAGGTACAAGCTGCAACAGGAAGCAGTAAAATACAAGGTGTAATTAGTTATGCACAAATAGACAGATCACAAGAAAATGGCTAAACAAAAATTTACGCATTTCGTACCTAGACCTAAACCTAAAAAACGTCCTGGCCGACATAAAAAAAATCTTAACAAAAACGAAAAAAGAGACTATAAGAAATACCATAAACAAGGTAGATAGTGAATATTTTGTCTCTTCATTTATCGCATGAAGGATGTGCGACTTATGTTAAAAATAATAAAATTATTTTTCATACACAATTAGATCGTTATAATAAATTTAAATACAATACATTTCCCAATTATGAAATAGTTTCTATATTTAAAAAATTAGATATTGATTTAATTATAATTACTTTTTTAAACGAAAATAATTCTGCATTGTTATGGAGGGATTTTTTATCAACATTACCTAATGCTAAAAAACAAAAGGTTTTGTTTTTTGGTAAAGAACATCATCATTTATTTCATGCATATTGTAGCCTTACATGGAATACTAATATTAAAAATATTTTAGTAACTGACTCAAGAGGTAAAATTTACAAAGATGATTTTGAAAGAGAATCTTATTATAGATTTGATAAACAATTAGAACATATAAAAACTTTTACAAAAAATGAAGCTCCTACTATTGGAGATAATTATGCAGAGTTTACTGAGGATTATTTTGGTAGTTCTCATGATTGTGGAAAAACTATGGCATGGAGTCTTTATGATGAGAGACCTAAAAAAATACAAGAACAATTTGAAGTTGATATGAACAATATATTAAGTTCTTTTAAAATTGAAAAAGATATATTATTTACGGGAGGTTGTGCACAAAATATTTTATATAATTCTAAACTATTAGAAAAATATGATAACGTTTTTTGTGATCCTTTTAATGGAGACTTTGGTATTAGTCTTGGAGCAGTAAACTATTTTACAAATAATAGTATTAAAAATGACACAATATATTTAGGAATTCCTCAAGAAATAAATACAGATTTGTTTCTTAAACATGAGATAATAAAATGTACACCCGATGATGTAAGTAAAATTTTATTAAACAATCCTGTAGCTATATTTCAATCAAGAAGTGAACAAGGTCAAAGGGGTCTTGGTAATAGATCACTTCTCATGAGTCCTATACATAAAGATGCACATAACTTAATAAATGATATAAAAAAGAGAGAATGGTTTAGACCATTTGCTTGTTCTGTTTTAAAAGAATCAGCAAAAGATTGGTTTAATATGAGTATAGATGAGTCACCATATATGATGTATGTATTTAAACTAAAAAAGTTAGGAATATTAAAAGCTGGTATTTCTGTAGATAATCAATCAAGAATACAGACCGTTTCAAAAGAAAATAATTTACACTATTATAACTTACTTAAATCTTTTAAAAAACTTACAGATATACCTATATTAGTAA